GCTTGAGACATCCTAATTCCCAGATAGCGGTTGTAACCCCTACTTTTGGGGATATAAGGAGGGTGGCCTTCGGTGGAGTTTCAGGGATTCTATCTTTGCTTCCTAAAGAATGTATGATGCAAGGCAGAGGCCAAGGTTATAATGCTTCATCCGCTGAGATTAAATTATATAATGGTTCAAAGATAATGGGGTTTTCAGCTACGGAGCCTGACAGGTTGCGGGGGCCGCAGTTTCACAGGGCTTGGTGCGATGAGTTGGCCGCTTGGCCTTATCCTGAAACCTATGACCAATTAATGTTCGGGCTTAGACTTGGTGACAACCCCAAGTGTGTCATCACGACAACCCCCAAGCCCATCCCGTTGGTTAAGCGTCTGATAGATAGAACGAACACGGTTATCACTAGGGGCAGTACATTTGAAAATGAAGCAAACCTTGCGCCAGCGGCTATCGAGCAGTTAAGAGAGAAGTACGGCAATACACGGCTAGGCAGACAAGAGCTTTATGCAGAGGTATTAACAGCTATAGAAGGGGCATTGTGGAAGCCCTCTATGATTGACCCTTTCCGAGTGACAGAAGTCCCAGAGTTAAAACGCACCATTGTTGCTATTGATCCAGCGGTCACGGCGCATGAGGACAGCGATGAAACAGGAATCATAGTGGCGGGGGTGGGGGTTAATAATAAATATTACATTCTGGATGATTTATCAGGAAGGATGTCAGCGGATACATGGGCAGAAAAAGCCATTGATGCTTTTTACAGGTATGAGGCGCATCGAATTATAGCAGAAGTAAATAACGGCGGCGATCTGGTGGAGCGGCTACTAAGAACAAAAGACTTTAATATACCGTATAAATCTGTTAGAGCTTCAAGGGGAAAAATGGTTAGAGCCGAGCCTATATCAGCGTTGTATGAACAGGAAAAGGTTTGTCATGTTGGCATTATGGCGAAATTAGAAGATCAATTATGTAGTTACACAATAGACAGTCGGGAATCTCCCGACAGGCTTGATGCCCTAGTGTGGGCGTTAACAGACCTCAGCCGTTCGAGTGGTCAAGCCGTATGGAGGGTTAGCTAATGGGCATGAAAGAAGCGTGGCGGGGTTTGTGGGCAAGACCAGCAACAAAGGAAGCACCAGTGATCGCCTACTCTAACGTGGGAACACAGGTGGCCTCAAAAGAAAATTACGAGGATTTAGCCAAGGACGGTTACATCAAAAACCCTGTGGTTAACCGATGTGTCAATGAAATCGCGCAGGGAGCGGCGGCTGTGAAGTTTAAACTGATGCGGGGGGACCAACCGATAGAGGATCACCCTTTGCTTGATTTGCTATCAAAGCCGAATCCGATGACCAGCCAATCAGAATTTTTCCAAAGGGTTTATTCCTATTTGTTGCTTGATGGTAACTCCTACATTCTCAAGACAGGGCCAGAAGGAGAAAGGCGTGAACCAAATGAAATGTACACGTTACGGCCTAACAGGATGCGGGTGATCCCCAGCGAAAGGGAAATTCCCAAAGCGTATCATTACGTTGTGGATGGCAAGGTTGCGGCAAGCTATGACGTAGACCCAAGTACAGGGGAATCAGATATAAAGCAGATAAAGTTGTTTAACCCTCTTGATGACTACTACGGACTCAGCCCTGTTAAGCCAGCAGGGGCAGACATAGACCAGCACAATCTAAGCAGTCGGCATAATGTTATGCTGTTGCTTAATGGAGCGCGACCATCAGGGGCGGTTGTCTACAGACCGAAGGATGAACAGGGGGTTATGACAACATTAACGGATTCTCAACGTGAGCAATTGAGGGCGGATTTAGTCCACAGGTTCGAGAGGGTAGATAATACAGGCCGCACGATGATTTTGGAGGGGGATTTTGATTACAAGGAAATGGGGCTAACTCCAAAAGACATGGATTTTGCAATAATGAAAAACTTTTCGGCGAGGGATATTGCCCTGTGTTTCGGCGTTCCCGCGCAACTGGTGGGTATTCCTGACGCCCAGACCTATTCAAATATGGCTGAAGCAAGGCTGGCTCTTTATGAAGAAACGATTATTCCGTTACTTCGCCATATTGAAAGTGATTTAAATGAATGGATTGTGCCTATATTCGGGGATGACCTGACTTTGCAATATGACATAGACGCCATCCCAGCGGTTACTGAACGAAGAAGGATGATTTATGAAAACATCTTACGGGCTGTTAACGAAGGGGTGTTAACCCGTAATGAAGCCAGAGAACGTATAGGTCTTGAGCCGATACAGGGCGGTGATGAAATTTACTTACCCGCCAACCTTTTTCCATTAGGGGAGCCAGTGCCGAAGCCTGAACAGCCAGCGAGTGCTGATGATGCAGAGAAACTGGCTATAGAAGCCTACGGGACCAAGCTGGAGGCTTACGATGACGGCGCACAGGTTCCTGAAGCGTTACCCGCAACCTATCAGTTAGCTACTACAGGCCAGAATTGCGGTGATTGTGCTTTTCATGCTCATTTGGAAATGGACAGCAAAAAGGGTTTAAACGTGTATTGCAATCAATGGGAAGCCACTGTGCGTTCTAATTATTATTGCACATCATGGAAGCAGATGCCTGAAGGTTTATCAGGGCTTTACGGCAAGGAAAACGAAAATGGGGCTGGCCTTACAGAAACAAGCAAGGCGTCAAGTATCGATCTCGAAAGAGTTTCGGGAAATAAACCGCATTAGAAATAGCTTTGAACGCTTACTAGCTTTTAAGTTAATACGACTCTTTTCTAATATCGGGGCTGATACTGCTGAAGCGTTTGAAGCCAACGGTACTCAGGGGGCTTTTGCAGTTCTGGACCGTTTACGCCCACGCATGGAAGGGACTCTTGAGCCTGTATATCGGGAGATCATCAAGACATTCTCAGAACGAGCGATTAAGAATAGAGCGGTTAAGCAGGGATATAGAGGCTTTGAAGAAATCTATTCAGGATTTATGAATACCATTGGGGCGCAACATATCTCTGAAATAGATGATACCACTCGAAGGCATATCAGGAAGGTTATACTGGATAACCAAGGGGCAGGGGTACAACCGATAGCCAAAGCCATCAGGGAGCGCATGTCTCCCCCGTTTACCCGCTCACGGGCCGCTACCATTGCCAGAACGGAAACCCACAGTGCGGCTTCTTTCGCTAATCACGAACAACATAGGGCTTTTGAAGCTCCCGCTATGATGAAGCAGTGGGTCGCAAGTAATGATGAGCGCACCCGACCAGCCCATAGAGCGGTCAGTGGTACAGAAATTCCTATGGATGAAGCCTTTGTCGTCGGCGGGAAAAGGATGCAACATCCGAGTGATCCAGCGGGAGGAGCATCAGAGGTTATAAATTGTCGCTGTGTTTTAGTTTATATCGAGCCTGATGATGTGGTGGTGGATAACGCTACAAGTAATGAGTTGGGAGACAAGTTTAATCCTCAATACGGCTTAATAAATGACGAAGAACTAGGTTTTCACAATGAAGCGTGGTCTAGTGCAGACCCAGTTATACTATCAACAATCAAAAGAACTTCTCCATTGACGCAAATTAAATATCTTGATGAGCTTGGCGGAACAATGAAAGCGAATGTTGGCGGTTCATATTACCAACCAAAATTCCAACCGAGGACTCGTGACGCTCAATTTAATTATCCAAATGATAAACCACAGGGCCTTATCACTATGGAGGGCGGCAAAGGAAGTGCCCCACCGGATAGAAACTCTGTTTGGAGACATGAGTATGGACATCACATAGATAGCTCTAGGGCGCGTGATCTTGTGGAAAAGGTATCAGATATAACCGTTGAAGATGCAAGAATGGTGAGAAAAGCAGGGAAGGTATCAGGGGCATCAGCACCCCAAATATTGCAAGATAGAAAAAAATATACCTACAAAAAAGCCAAAGAACGAGAGAACGCATATATACGAGATAACACTAAAGCAAATCGTGAGCTAATTGATGTTGATTATGAGAAAACCCCAGAAAGGTTTTTTAAAGAGCTAGGAAAGAATGACAGCGGAATTACAGGGGATGACTTAATTGCTTTGATGGGCGGCAAGAGGGAACTGGCAAAGACGAAAGGAACGACAAGATTAAATTCTTGGCTTTCATCTTTCAGGGCTAACGTGATGGGTTCAGAGAAAAGCGGTGGTTGGTTAGACTTTTTTGATGACTTGGTGGATGGGACAAAAGTGAGACATGAAAGCATAATGTTCACGGATTTTTTGCAATCAGTGAGCAATAGTGAAGTAGGGTGGGGGCATACTAAAGCATATTTAGCTGACAAAGGACGGAGGATTATACGCGGCGTAAGTCCTAAAATGGCTACAGAAATTTACGCAAATTATACTTCATTAATGGGTAGCCCTAATCATAAGTTTTGGCGTAAACTGTTAGAGATTCATGCGCCGGAGACTTTAAAAAAGCTAGACAAATTAACGGAGATTATTAGCAAGTGACCACAAGGGCGGAAATGTTAGCAGAGTTAAATAAAGATAGGGGCTATTATAGACATGCTGATATGGCGAATGCCGTACAGCGTTATTTTAATGAGTTTGGAACAATCGAAGATGTTTGCTTTCTCACCCTATCTGAAGAACAGCCGACAAGGGGACAGTTTATTTCAATGGTTAACCGTGCCATTAAATTTAAGGAGCGTATAACTGAAGAACAGATTAACAGTGAATTATTTCCAACACTCCCAGAGGA